TGACCTGTTAAAGAAGATAATTAAACTTGTAGGGCAGTTGGAGTGAGAGCATACTTTTTATTCACAATAATGGCAGTAGTAACAGCAGTATTTATAATAGGAAGAATATAGAGGTTATTATGGAACAGGAAGAAAGAGACAGATTGACAGTAATCGAAACTGAAACAAAAATACGATGGGATAATCATGACAAGCGTTCAGAGGAAATATGGAAAGAAGTAAAAGGCAGTATCAAGGCTATCTTCATTAAACTTGATAATCTACAATGCCAAACACACGCAGAGAAACATAGGGGGCATAATAAACAGATTACTTGGCTATGGCGACTTGGGTCAGCGATGGTGATTGCAATAATAAGCAGGGCAATTTGGATAATAGCAACTAAATGAAAGCAGAAGATTGCGTTTTAACTATGTGTGCTAATAGAAATAAGAAATGCAAAAGATGCAATTTTTATAACAAGTTTAAACTAAAGGTATTAAAATGACTAATCGTAAATACAGAAGAAACTCTGACAGGGCACTTGCTCACGCAATGGAACATCTTGAGAACGCTAAACAGAACATTAGCCTTGCAGAGAACATTATCCGCAAAGCACAAGAAGATAGCAAAAAAACCAAGAGGAAAAATGATGAGAATAATAATAAGTAGTATTTTGATTTTAGCTTTTGTAGGCATAGCGCATGCTGACAGCATAAACGCTAAGGTAGGGTATGCTGACTATCTGGTAGAAGGGCTTGATAGTTCTCCCAGGGTAGAGTTGGGATATGAATTTAATCCAATAATTAAAATACCTTTTCTTCCGTTCTCGCCAAATCCAGAAGATAACTATCTAAGACCTAAAATCGGTATAGAGTTAGGTGTAGGCGCAACATCTTCTAACGCGCACGATACTCAGGTAGAAACCCCCTATCAGGGAAAGTCAATGGGAAGGCTTAATCTGCTTGATTATTTCGTAACGCTTAAATGGTACTTCACCGAAACCGTACACGCTGGATTTGGAATAGATTATTTAGACCCCTATTTTAAGCCTAACTATTCAGCCGAGGCAGATTGGGATGATGAGATAGGAACACATATTCAATTTGGCTGGGAGTTTATGAAGGACTGGACACTCATAAATAAATGGGGATGGGGCGATCTTGACGTAGAAAGCGGTAAAGACCCAGAGTGGGCCTATGGGTATAAATTCACCAATGGGATATTAGAAGCCCAGAGCAATCAGCACTACTGGTCGCTCATGATAGAAAAGAAATTCTAATGGCAGATAAAGCTAAAAATCTATTGAAATCATTGTTTGAATTGCTGAATGGTAAGGATAAGGACGGCAAGAAGAAAGACCGCCGGATAATGATTAAAAAGACTATAAGGTGGTGATATGGAAAATTATTGTAAAAATTGTAAGCATTTAAACCCTCCGAAATCAATGTTTCTTGGGTTGGGTTATTTTTGGGGAGAATGTAAAAAGAAACATAAGAATTGGAAATGGGACGAAGATGTTGGTTGCCCTGATTTTAAGCGTAGTGGATGGAGAACCTTTCGGAATGGAGTGATGCAGGAATGAAAAACGCCGACTCTGTATTTAAGTATATTGTTTTGATATTAATGACATTAGGGTTATTGTTCTATTTCGTATATAGCGTAACTAAGGGTAAAATATTAAACTTACCTGATGTATTGATAGCGATATATATGATTGTGTTCCAGTATTTCTTTAGACGGGCTCCAAAGAAGGAGGGCAATAATGGAAACTCTGTCAAGATGGATTAAGGGCAATACGATGGAAACATTGTTATGGGTGTTTAAAAGCAAGGCTAAGCTGGAAAAGGCTGGCAAGGAACTTGATAATAAACTCGATAATGCAGTAGGAGATAAGAAATCAGGCAAGTTAAGGCGAGGGCATATAATGTCAATGATAGGAAAATTTTTACGTGGATTTTGGCATCAAAACAAGGAAGCATTGGCAGTCTGGTATGAACAGGAAGCCAAAACCATAAGAAAGGGACTATAATGTTTAATTGGCTAAAGAGGTTATGGAGTAGAATGTTAAGAATATTCAAATCGTTTATAGATGTGGCACTACCGATAGTTGCGCAGGTGCTAATTGCCGAGCTAAAAGACTTCGCTATCAACACAGTAGGTACTCTTCAAAGTACCAACCTAAGCAATGAAGAAAAGCGCAGACAGGCTTTCGAGGAAATAAAAGCAGAAGCAATCAATAGAGGTAAAAATCTGTCAGATAGTTTGATAAATGTTTTGATAGAACTTGCTCTTCAATATATCAAGAATAGCTTGCAATAAACACAAGGAGAATTTAGATATGACATTATCACAACTTCGACAAACGGGTCGCGCTCTGATACCAGGAGCAAAGGTATCTGTGGTCAAAAACGCATCTTTTAACCTGATACTCAATGAAGGTGTAAAGGATATAGCTGCTTATACAGTATGTTTAAAGGCTAATAAGAAATTCAAGATAACGGCTGATAAGTACGAATATAGCCTGTCGTCTTTTATAGGGGATTATGTTGCAGTCGATAAAATGGGTCTGTGGTGGAATAATGGCTCAAAGTGGAAACAACTCTATCCACGTACTCTTAAATGGTTTGATATAAACCGTCCTAACTGGAGAGATTTAGGCTCTGGCGATCCGCTCTACTATTCAATAGACTCGGATATTGTAACCCTATCGCCTACACCAGACACGACACTTGCCAGTGGTTTGTGGCTTTATTACGGGTCTGCTCCTGTTTCGATGTCAAAGGACTCGGACTATCCTTTTTCGGGAAGTGAAACTGAACTGACGCATTTGTCGATATTTGATTATTCGATAATAGCCTTTGCCAGATGGAGAATACTACCTATGCTGTCTAAGGATGCTAATGCGGATAAACTGTACCAGGAGTATAAATTAGAGCGTGAGGAGAAACTGAATATGTTAAAACGCAGGAAAGATATAGCCAATTCAGCGGAGATGCGTCTAAGGGGGCCTCGCATATGAGGAAGCGTATATTTATAGGACTATTATTGATGGCGGTTGCATTGCCTGTTTATGCACAGGATAAGTTCTTTGTCTTACAGGACTTCAGTAAAGGCCAGAATAGTCATATAAGCCCGCTAAACACTCCTGACAACCAAGCAGTAGAGGCCCAGAATGTACGCGTAAACAAGCGTTATGGGGCCATAGGCAAGCGCGAACCACTGATTACGGCCTGGGACACGGGTTCAGCCACAAACAACTCTCTACACCGTTATTACAAGAGCGACGGCACCTTTAAAACGATCATAGCCACCGGTACGACCTTAGATATAGGAAACTCCACAGATACCGGCACAACGAACATAGATACAGCCCTGACAGATGGCAAGAGGTGGACATTTGTTACCTTTAAAGACAACGCTATAGGAATGAATGGATTTGACAATCCTGTAAAATATGATGGCGAAACCGTTACCACGGCCAACACAGACGGCGCGAGAACGGTAGGAGAGCTTTGTGCTGATTTAGGCGCGCCTTTCGCGGAACTCAACACCGGCACTGACCTAACCGCGGCAAAGTGGTATCAGTATAAAATGATGTATTTAGTAAGCGCTGTAGGGTACTATTCCAACGCTCGCAGTAACCCTATCCTAACGGGTGCTGAGGTATACAATATAAGCCTCACAGACATCCCTATAGGCCCTTTAGGGACTACGGCAAGGTATGTATACAGAAACGTAGGAAGTGCATCTAAGGCCGCATGCAAGTCTAATACAACCTATTACCTTGCGAGTACGCTTGCAGACAACACCACAACGACTTTAAACGACACAGTATCAGATTCTACTCTGGCAGGGAATACAGCGTGGTCAACTGCGGCTAAATTCAATGCCTCCCCGCCCAAAGGTAAATATTGTAACATAAATAAGGATCGGCTATGGATTGGCGGGAATACTACATATAACTCAAGGCTTTATTTTTCTGATGACAGTAACCCGGAATATTTCGATCCTGACTCGTTTGAGAGAATAAGGCCGAATGACGGAGATGAGATAACATTCCTAGAGACATTTATGGGGACGCTTACCATAGGAAAAAATAATAGCATCCAAAAATATTACACAGACGGTTCATTCACGACAGACTGGTATGTAAGTGATCCGTTCTCGTTTGTAGGCTGTCCGGCACCTTATTCAGCAGACACATCACCGATAGGGATAATTTATCTATCCAGAGACGGCCTGTATACCTTTGACGGGGTACGATCTAAGCTCATATCAGACGCAGTAACCCCAGAGATAAGAGACATATCCAAAACAAATATAGCCAAATGCGCAGGTATATATTTTAATAACGAATATAGACTAGCATATAATTCTTATGAGTCAGGGGTGACCAACAACAACAGAGTGCTATTGTACAACCTGATCAGAGATTCATATGTGCTAGACACAATAAACGTAAACTGTTGGACGGCTTTCAACGCTAGCACGGACACGGGAGTTATATATTTAGGATCGTCTCTCGCAAACGGTTTGGTACAGGGCGCATCATACCTAGAACCGTTGTTAAATATTCGGTATGAAAGCGAGTTTGATTCGGGAACGTATGACGACACCAGGGTATATGGAACTGATAGTTATCCTATAATAGAGATAGGGTGGGATTGCACGATAGACACCTGGCTGACAGAATTACAGACTAAAGATGCCAATATAGACACGCTAGACGAGATATTGACTTATCTGCCTGATGCAAAAATAGACAGGCCGGACAAGGATGGAACGTGGACAAGCGAAGTTTATAATATTGATGCAGCAGCACTAGACAAATTATACTGGAATGAATCTCTTGGAGCGTACGGCGACATAACCTTCCAGGTAAGATTAGATTCCGACTCTGATATGACAGGCATAACATGGAACACAGCGGTTACAAACCAGAACGGCGCAGATTTATCTAGTATCACAGCAAATGACTATATCCAATTTAGGGCAAATTTCACTACTACCGACGAGGAATATTCGCCTACACTATACTCAGCAGACGGATATGTTTTTAGGATGATATACGATAAAGTAGGTTCCACCAAAGAGACATCCGTAGTAAGCAAATGGAAAACCGGATGGGTAGATTTTGATGTGGAAGGATACAAGAAATTAATTAAGAGAATCAAGGTATTCTATACCGGCACATCCGGAACCTTAACATTCAATATAAAAGCAGACGACGGAGACATAGATAGAGATATAGAAATAGATTTATCTGTTGATGCTGATTCTGACACCGAGGACGACTATACAGGCGACGAGAATCTAAAGATATATACATACCTGCCCCCGATAAACGAGGAGGAGGCCCCATCCTTGGTAAGCCAACTATTCCGTTTTGAACTTACTGAAACTGGGATTGTTGGATGGGAAATTCAGAAAATAGAAATACTATACGAAGTACAGGAGTTATATTAAGATGATGAAATCAATAGCAATATTATTATCTATTATTTTATGCACATCAGCCTATGCAGGGGACTACCTTACCGGCTTTGACACCGATAAAGACCTGCCCATTCTTAACGAACATCTTAGGAAGATAGACCAGGCCCTATTATATGGTAGAGGTAGATCATCATCCACTGATGATACTTTAGGGTATTTGGACGAAACCCTAGAAGATTTAGCACTGACTTCCATTCGAGGGTGGGGGCAAGATATGACGTTTAGTGCTACTGATAATGACACGGCAGCTTGGACGTCTGGGACGATTACTATGTCCGACGGTACAAATACTTACAGCATCAGCGCAGGTAACACCGGGGATATGACGGCACTAACATATATTTATTTAGACACGGGCACTTCTTCAACCATATTGCAAACGACTACAACTGCGTCAACAAGCGTAGGCGGTGATAAGATTCTAATAGGAGTAGCAGAAGATGTATCAGATGTCACGAAGTACGCTACATATCAAGTTTTTGGTGGAGCGGGTGGAGTAGGTGGAACGCTTATAGGGGCTGATAACATAGCAACTAATACGCTCACGGCTAACGAAATTGCAGCAAATACTATAACCGCTGCTGAAATAGCAGCCAGTACGATTACGACTGACTTGATCGCAGCTAATACAATAGTAGCGGGCGATATATCTGCCGGAACTATTACTGGTACGGAAATCACAGGTACTACATTGTCCGCTATATATGCTGATCTAGGAATTATAACTGCAGGTTCTGTAACAGGCATTACGGGCGATTTGGGTGGTTGGAATATGGTGTCAGGATATCTATACAGCCTTCAAAGCGGAACGCCTACTTCTGTACCTAATGATGGACTGGTACTAACTTCAGGTGATGCGTCCGTTACTTGCTATGAGGACTCTGCTAAAAGGTTAGAGTTAGGCTACCTCTCTGCCGGGGTGTATGGTCTAAGAATATACGATACAGGTGGAAGCAATGTTGTTTATGAGGTGTCAGACACGCAACAAGTAATAGGCGGATGGACTTTTTCCGATACGAGTCTAAGCGCAGGCACAGACGACGACTATATAGGATTGATTCCTGGTGTAGGCATACAAATGGGTGATTCTACCTTTGCTGATGCAGAATTTAGCGTGACTAATGCCGGGGTTCTTAAAGCAGTATCAGGAACAATAGGCGGATGGACTTTAGGATCATCAACATTATCGTCTACAAACCTTACTATAGATAGTGGTAATGAGTTGATCAAGAGTAATAATTTTGTGACAGGAGCATTAGGAAAAGGTTGGCAGATAGATAACAATTGGGCTGAATTCCAGAATGTATATGCTAGAGGAATATTGAGATCTACCGTGTTTGAATATGAAACTATATCAGCAGTTGGTGGTACCGTACTGGTATCGCATGATGCAGATAAGCTCAATGCAGACATGGGCGCTAATGATACAGATACGGCAATGGTAACAGAGGGAAATGTTACATTCGCAGTAGGGGATTTTTTAAGAATGAAAGCTCTCACATCCACTGGAGTGGACGACGAATGGATGGAGGTTGCAACTGCCACTGATGCAGAGAATTATGTTGTTATAAGAGATAAGGCAGGAAGTTATGCAGATGGCTCAAATCCAGAATGGACTACAGGAGCAGCTATAGTAAACTTTGGACAGAACCTAGACGGTGGTATTTTAATGACGGCCTCTGAAACTAACTCTCCGTTTATAGATGTATATACAATAGATGCTACCCCTTGGGATAGTGGAATAACAACTCGTATGAGGATGGGTAATCTTAATGGTTTCTTAGGGTATTCAACAGATTTATACGGGATAGCGATAGGCGAATCTGACGCATACTTAAAATATGACCCCACAAATGGATTACGGATTAAAGGTACTATAATAGTAGAGAGTGGCTCAACAGGTATGGTAACAACATTCGCACAAGATGCAGTTCCTACATCATTGCATATAGGCGATATGTGGATAGACACAAATGATGGGAACAAACTTTATAGAGCTACATCCGCAGGTGATGACCAAATAGGCGGTGGTGAATGGATAGAGGTTCAGGACGATGCGATAGCAACGGCGCAAACCACAGCAGATGTTAAATCAAAAGTATTCAGGCAGAGTGCTGTGCCTACGGCTGTTTCAGTAGGTGATTTGTTTATAGACACAGATGACTATAAATTATATAGGGCAACCAATATAGGTGACGACGCAATTACCGCAGGTGAATGGGAACTCTATGACGCTGCACAAGCAACAGGTTGGTCTTCTAGCTCTGATTCGACTAAAATAGACGGTGGAGATATATACACTAATTCAGTTGTGGTGGCGGGGTTGGCCTCTGCTGTAACAGATAGAATGTTTGATACGAGCGCATATTCAAATAATATACAAGCTTGGGCTCATGCTTCTGACGTTACTCTTATAGACGGTGGAGATATCTATACCAATACAGTCACGGCTACTCAAATAAATGTGTCTCAACTAGATGCTCTTACAGTTAATACGGGTTCACTTAATGTTGATGAATATATAAAAAGTGGTCAGACTGCCTATAATACGGGTAGTGGTTATTGGTTGGAATATAACTCTGGAACACCTAGATTTTCTATTGGCAATGGTAGTACAAATTCACTTACTTGGAATGGCACAGCACTTACAGTTAGAGGAACATTAAATGCAGATGATTTGACAGCCGGTACTATATCAGTATCTAGATTTACCGACGCAAGTATTACTGCTGTTAAAATGGCAGCAGGTACACTTGACCAAATAGTATTTTCAGACGATGCAGAAGTTGCATTTGATACTGGGAATACTGCTGATAGCGATATTTCTTTTAATCGTTTTTATAAGTCAAATGCTTATCAAAATTATATGAAAGTAGACTGTCAGGCTAAAAATAGTGCCCCTGGTGGTATCAGTATGAGGTGGTATTGTGGTAGTGCAAATTCAAGTAGCCAAACATTAAATCAAACATATGCTACTTTTTCAAAATCGGTAGATATTTCTGGATTGGCGGTAGATACTTGGTATTATTATGGTTGGAATACACCATCTGCTGGTCAGAATACAACCACAACACAAAAGCAAGCGGGCGTAGTTGTAACTTATTCTTGATAGTAATATAATTAAACAAAAAAAAGGAGCTATAATGAAAAGATTATGGATAGTGTTAATGATTTTAAAGTTTTGTTTTAAGGCGATTAAGAGTAAGGTGAAAACTAAGATGATAACCACAGCTATCAAACAACTGAAGATTTTCAATTCTGTTGTCCTGCTTATTCTTAATAGAGCCAATAGGATATTTAATACCTTTATGGTGAACTCTCTCTTTTTTTGTAAGGTATCTATCAAGATGTTTCTCCATTACAAGACGATGTTCAGCAACATAACCGCTTCCATTACAGAAAGGATGCTCAGACATTTTAATAAATACATATCCATTTTGGATAATGTGTCCACCTTTCCGACTCCGAATTTTCTTGCCTTTACGAGAAAGACTCATTTTCAATTTAGTTGCTTGAGAATGTTTTTTGCCAATATGAGCAATACCAAATTTTGTGCGTATTTTTTTAGACCATTTTTTACCTTTGTTCCAAGCAATTTGTCCTTTTTTAAAAGGCATAACATCCTCCAAATTAAAAAGGCGACTTTCAGTCAGCTAAAGAAAAAACGGTTGTTTTTTCAAGACCTACTCATCGCCCATTTTAAACATAAAAAATCCGTAATTTCTTTAGCTACTATAATTATAGCATTATCTATATCGTTGTGTCAAGTAAATAATGGATACTGTGTCGAAAACTGGCGAAATGGTGACGGTGCTGAAACTGTTTTAGGCTCAATAAATCCGGGTACAATAGATAGTGCTATATACGATAATATCGTAGCCCCATTAGATAACTTTTTAGCAGATGGCAGGTTTGGATGTAAACTTGCTTACAGTTCAGCCTCTGAATTAACCGTAGGTATAGGCTCAGTAGTATGCTCTAATACCTCTGGCTCGATAAGGTTAATGGCAAGAAACTCATCCGCCACTACGGTAGATTGGGATGATATTGATACAGGTTCTGAGGCGGCAAGCACTACATATTATGTGTACGCAGTTATGAGTGCGGTATCAGATACAACCTTTACTATTAAGGTATCAGAAAGCTCGTCGCTTCCGTCGGGAGTTACTTATTATTTGAGATTGGGATCATTCTATAATGACACAGATAGTGATATATCTAGTGTAGCAGATGATACGGATTTTATTACACCGACAGGTATAATATCGCTTTGGTATGGCACAACCAGCAATATCCCATCGGGGTGGGTATTATGTGATGGCGATAATGGAACACCTGACTTGACCGATAAGTTTATACTTGGCGCAGGAAATTTAGCAACCGCAGGTAGTTCAAGATCGGCAAGAACTTTAGCGGGTAGTGATAGTTCGATAACATACCTTTTAGGAGCTGGAGCATTAGCAGTGCCAGGGTCATCGACTGTTGGTGTTTCGCCAAACCAAGATGTTATGCCACCTTACTACGCATTATTATACATAATGAAAATATAAAAAAAGGAGAATAATATGGCTATAAGTGTAAATTTACCAGATTTTAAAACAGACCCTTATTTTAAGAAATCGCAAGACTTATCATTCACCACAGGCAAGGGTATACTTGGAGGTAAGTTGCCCGAGTTCTATAAAGGCCTGGGCGAGACAGGAAGCAAGCAATTCCAGGATATGCTGTCCTTAGTAAACAGAGATACGGCTACTGCGGTAAATGAAAACTTAGTCCGCAGGAACATTAAGGGTGGGGTAGGTCTATCGTCTATTGCGAAAGCAACCGCAGACGCTACTACCAATCTATCCTGGACAGACTACCAAAAAGCCGCAGGAGAAAAACAGTCCTTACTCGGCACAGGGTTAGACACTATCTCTGGTGTTAGAGGCGCAGGGTTACAATATGCAGGACAAGAGAATCAGTATGGTATGCAGGGTGCAGGACTTCAATTACAAGCTGACCAATTTAATGAGAATTTAAGATTAAAAGAACAGGAAAGAGAAGATGCTAAGAAAGCCAGTAAGAATGCTATGTGGGGTCAAATCTTAGAATCGGGTATAGGGGCTCTTGGAACTATCGGAGGTGCGATGGTAGGTGGCCCGGCAGGTGCGACGGTAGGTGGTACATTAGGTTCTGCCGCAGGTAAAGCAGCAAGTGGAGCAATAACGAGATCAACACCAAAACAATATGATTGGGGTGGAGGATTTCCTCGCTAAAGGAGAAAACTATGAGCGAACGAACACTTAGTATACTGGCAGGTATTAGTCGGGGGATAAATTCTGCCGCAACTAACCTTGTAAATATCGGTATGAAAAAAGACGAAATGCGGATAGAAAAGGAAAAATTCGCACAGGACAAAAAAATCAAAGATGCACAACTTAAAAAGTTAGAGATTGAAACTAGTCCTGAAGCAATAGCAGGCGCGAGAGAAGAACATAATGCGGAAATGAAAGCTAAGAAGGCGGCATTTGATTTATCACAAATGAAGATAGGCAAGGCCGAAGTGGAGAACCGAAAGGAACAGATAAAACTAACTGATGAACTAAAACTTAGGTCTGAAGCTGAAATCAGCAGTATGAAAGAACAAGGTTACACAGATGAAGAGGCAATAGGCTATTTGTTATCTCCTGAACGGCCATCAGGGGTAGCAAGTGTTGATGGTAGAACGGTAACCACTGCTCCAGGAGGGTATGGCGAGGCATCTATGGCAAGAGAACGAGGTGACGCACAAGGGATAGAAGATCCGTTCCTTAAGCAACTCGGTATGGCTAACAGGGCAGAGTCGGGCAGGACTAAAGACGAGGCAAGGCAGGCAATCAAAGATAAGGATAAAAAAGTCAACACCGCTACCAAAAAAGAACTCGATGCTTTAGGCGATGCAATAAACGATGGAGCGATAACGACTCAAGCAGAGGCACTAGAGGCTTTAAGTCAATCTGAAACAACTATGAGAATGAAAGGTGCGGATATAGATTACATAAAGTCTAAAATTACTGAACTTTTACCGGAACAAGCAGACATCCCTGAAGAAGAGTCCTCTATGTTAGGAGAGATAAAGAATTTTATCTCCGGCACTACAACTCAAAAGTTATCTCAGGTGGTAGACTTTATTGTACAGAAATTCAATAAGACCAAAGAAGAAGCCACAAGGATTATCCAAAAACTGCAAGGAGAATAAATGCCTTTAGATTTAATAGACGATATAGGCATTTTAAAGCCTAAACTAAAAAAGGTAGTAGATTTAGAGGATGACTTAGGTATCTTTAAAACGCCTGATGTGAATGAAGCATATTCACATTTATCACAAGCGGAAACAGGCGGCGAAACTGACCCCTGGATAAGAACTAAAGTAGCCCCTGCAAAGGGGTCATCTGCTTATGGGCCAGTACAAACCACTAAAGGGCTTGCTAAAGGTGCGTTAAAGAACGAATATTTTAAGGAAGATGAAGAACTTCAAAGTTGGGTAAAGGATAAATTCATTCCTCATGGAGAATTATTATTAAAGCACGGAAAGAACAAAGGCAAGATACCTAACTATGAAGAGCGATACGATTATGGCGGAGTAGGAGATTTCTCAGATAACGATAAAGAAATGTACGGAAAAATGAACAAAGTTATTCTCAAGAAAGAACTTGCGAAAAACCCAGAATTAGATGTACCACAATATTGGTATGGAAAAGAACCTGGAGAAAAGTATAGAGAGAGATATAACAGAACCGATAGTACACGCCCCCAAGCAACCGCAAATTCGGGTATTCTACAGGGGTTAGAGGATGATTTGGGAGTACTCAAGCCAAAAGGCATACCTTTATCTACCACAAAGACAATATTTGATGTTGCCACAGGCGGATTATCCACTCCGTTCACGCGTATAAAAGGAATGGGCAGAGCATGGGAATTAGCTCATAATCCAAAGAAAGAATTAAGAAGAATAGGATATGAAACTATATCTAAAGTAGAGGAACAAATACCCGAAGTATTAAGACCTATTATATTCCCTACCATTATACCAAGATTTGGTGTTACAAAAGAATTGGGCGAACAAGAAAGAGAGTTTCAGAAGAAAGCCTTTTCAGAAATAGCATCTATGCCTGCAAGCCCTGAAGCGTGGGCGTTAGTAACTGCTAATATTGCAATGAGATTACCTGCGGCACTTAAACAAGAAGCAGGAAAGGACATAATAAGCTCTCTCGCTAAATTTGCTAATCGTAGAAAAACTCCTATAAGTATGCGTGGAGATGTGTTTGATTATTTAGTTCAAAAAACACCGCTTTCCAAGTTACGAGATATGGCAAAAAACCTAAAAAATATCCCTGGGCTTGAGACTCAAGTAGCAGGTAAGCCGCAATTAGCTTATGCTAAGTTTGCAGGTCAAAGAGGTGGCGCGTTAATTCCTGATTTGCCTACAAATAAGTTAAGCCTTATAAATGAGATTATGAAAGTATCTCCTACTATGGAAAAGGCTACACTTGCAGGTATGTCGGTTGTTCAATTACAGAATACTTTGCAAGAAGCACCTCTTATTCAAGAAGCTAAGAAACATAAAACGCCAGAGGAATTTGTGAAAGAGCAAGGAGAAGTGTATCATGGTACACTTGGAGAATTTGAGGATTTTTTGCCTGCAACAGAAGTACCAGAGGAATTTCAAGATAGTTCGGGCGTTAAAACTTTTGGAACATATTTTACAGATAGCACAGATTTAGCAAAACAATTTGGCGATAAGATAAAGAGTAGATTTATAAACAAAAATAAATTATTGGATTTAACACCTATTAAAAGTTTTGACGATTTAGTTGATTTGCTTCCCATAGACCAAAAAACAAATGAATGGGAATTGCAAAATATGGTAAATAATAGTTATTATGATAGATATAAACCGACAGATAGTTTTTATAAACCATTAGAAGATTTGGTAAATAAATTTAATCTTGTTTCTAAGCTAAAAGAAATGGGATATGAAGGACTTATTTATAATGATGTAGAAAATGGAGTAAAAGGAAAAACCTTTACTGTATTTGACCCTAAACAAATCAAAACCAAATCCCAACTAACTGACATCTGGAATAAGGCACAAGAGAAGCCTGTAATAAAAATAGGAGATACCTCACTGACTACACAAGATGTGGATAAGGCTATTTCGCAGTATGCTCATCAAACTGCTGGGTTTAGTAAAAAATTAGGCAAAACAATAGGTATGAGCAAGTTTATGAGACAACAGATGGGCAAGCCTTTGTGGGAAGATTTAACAAAGGAAGAGCAACTCGCGGAAGTACGAGAACGGATAATCGAAGATTTTAAGATAGCGAGGAAAGAGGGTAAAGATAATCCTGTAAATTATGTATTAGATAGAGCTTTAGATCCATTAGATCCTATGGCAGGTGTGTATAAAATCTTTCTTAAAAAGGCAGGGGCTACTATTACAGAAAAAGGTGCTATTAAATTATCGCCTGAATTAGAAAGAATGATGAGCGGTAAGCCTGTAAAGCCCATAGAACATAGAACCTACAGCGGATTAGTCAAGAATATACAAGCTAAGACACCCGGCATAGGCCTAGATGATATAGCTAAAACATTAGAGGCTGAGGGCAAACTCAAGGTTCCGGAGGATAGGAATCCGGCAGACTACTTAAACGAGCTAATAAAGACAGGTGCGGTGATACCAAGAGTCACTAAAGGGGATATATCAGACATTGAAAGACAAGAGGCAAGTGCAGAGAGAGAACGCGTAAGGGCAGAAGGGGTAAAGGAAAAAAAAGTAAAAGAACAGATAAGGCACGAAAAAAGAGGGTTTAAGTTTGGCGTAAAAGTAGGTCGCAAGGAAGCTCGCCAAGAAATCTTGATGAAGTTAAAATCCACTAAAGCCGATATAGCTGATGTTAAAAGGTCTATTGTAAACTATGCCAATGAGCGATTAGAAGCTCAAGATAGAGGAAAACTTTTATCATGGGTAGCAAACTCTAAGACGAAGAAGAACCTCGCCAAAGCACTTGCACGCATAGAACAGATAGAAGAGAAAAGAGACCGGAATATAGCAGTTTCATCGCTAAAGAAAACTATAAAAGATATAGATATCAAGAAGATTAGACCAGAATACCAAAGAGAAATATCTAACCTAACACAGGATTTAGACCTTGTGAATCGTAAAGATAAAACGCTTCAAAGTCTTACGGGAATGAAACAGTACATCGAAACGCACCCTGATAATAATATCCCGCCTGAAAAACTACAAAGATTAGAACTGTTGACCAAAACTAAAATAGGGTCGCTTACTTCGGATGATATAAAGTTGCTCAATAACAGTATCAAACATCTTATGAAACTCCATGACCTTAAAAACAAGATGATATTCGGTAGAGTACATAAGGAAGCTAAAGAGGTAATAAACGAGGCAAAAAGCAATCTTGACAGAAGAGAAACACAGCGCAGGGACAAAGACACAATAGACACCAGGGAACAACTTAAAGTAGAAGTTGGTAGAGGCAAAGAAATATTTACTACAGAAAGCTATAACACTGAACTCATAACAGAGATTATTGACAAAGAGGCAAGCGGTGTAATAAAGAAAGTATTATATGGTGGGATAAACAAAGGCAATACAGATTTATTAAAATTCAGGCAAGATGCAGAGGATTATTTTAAAGGTAAAATAGATTTTGATATTACTAATTGGAGCGAAACCTTCTTCGCCAAGCCTAAAGGCAAAGTAGATTACCAGAAAATGACCCTGCCTTCCGGTAAAAAAGTAACTATGACTAAAGCTGAAAGAATTGCATTATCTCTACACGCAAGAAATGAAAAAAACTTGAAACATCTGTTGAATGGTGGGTTCTCGTTTGTACGAGATAAATATAAAATACATAAGATAGACTCTGATGATTTACAAGCTATGCTGGATGATATAACACCAGAAGAGAAAAAACTTGCGGATATAGTACATCACTATTTTAACAATATCCAGAAAGCCAAATTAAACGAACGATCTATGCAACTTAATGGATGGGAAATAGCAACTGAACCTGATTACTTCCCTATCAGGACTAACGCCCTAGATGTTAAAAGAGATGACCTAAAACTCCAAAAGAACTTTTCCCAAAGAACATTAGAGGGGATGGGGATATTAAAAGAAAGAACCAACGCCTCAAACGCTATCATATTAGAGGATGTTTTTTCTGCTACTTATAAGACATTAAAAGAGGCTTCTGCTTATTACGGACTCGCTAAACACCTCAGGAATGCCAAGATGCTCTTAAACGACAAATACTTTCAAATCAAACTTGCTTCTACATACGGTTCTCATTATGTCAGAAACCTAAAGCAGTACTTAAAGGATATGGAAGATACATCTCACGACACTACTAATGTAGAAAAACTTACACTTGATTTAATCAATAAATTAGATACTGCTGTATTAGGGTTAAACCCCTGGGTTATGGCTAAACAGCCTGTTTCGTTAGCAGCCGCAGCCACAGAGATAGATATAAGCTATTTAAGACGCGCTCTAAAGCCAGCCTCAAAAGATATTATGAGTAAATATTCTCCTCAGTTAAGAGATAGGTTTAGTGGTAATGTCACAAGAGAGTTAGGCGAAATAGGTCAGATAGGGGAAGTTAGGAAGTTCTTTACAGGGCTTACGCCTCTAAGCCAGAAAGTTATGAAAGGAATATCAAGTTTTGATTACCAGGCCATCGGCAGGATATGGACGGCTGCGGAGCTTGAAACTAACGATTGTTGCCCCTTACTGAAAGATGAAGAGAGGATGCAACGCATAGCAGGTAGGACAGAAGAGATAGTAAGAAAAACACAGCCTACTTTTTTGCCTAAAGATAGGTCGGCTATCGGTAGATCCAAAAGGCCCTTTGTCCGGCTGCTCACAAAATATAGTTCTCAGAGAAACAAGAACTATATGATGGTAAGGCGCACTGTAGAGGAATACAACCGTAGCGGGAAAACAGGTAAGGACAAGAAAAAGATGATGTCTAAGCTGTCTATATTGGCGATTGTAATGCCGGCTATGCTATGGGGGATAGACGCAGCACGCAGGAAGGTCTATGGTAGGAAAGAGAAGGCTCCTAAAAGTAAGGCATGGGCAACTATTATGAACTTCCTCGAATACAACTTAGGCAGTGTTTATTTTGTGGGCAACGCGTTTAGATCGTTACGAAGTAAGGTAGAGCGCGGAACCTATGCAGGATATGATGTTTCAGACGTTTTAATCTCAAGTATAGATAGAGGAATTGATGGTATTGCAGAAACAGTAACAGCTATCCGACGAGCTATGAGTGAAGAAAAGTATAAAAGTGGTGATAAGAAAGGTGAACTGAAATGGAAAACCACAGCCAAGAGAGCCATTGATAAAAACCTCTCTACTCTTTTTAAATTCAAGTGGGGTCTGCCGTATGATACAGTTAAGAGATTAGTTACGGCTCCCTTTAAGTGGTTTGGTAAAGAAGAAAGCGAAGGAAGTTCCAAGAAATCCTACGGTTCTTGGAATGTAAAAAATAGCAAATCTAAAAGCTACGGTTCTTGGTCTGTACCAAAAAAATAACCCTCCAAAAAATTATTTTCAACTATTTCACGACCATCTCAAAAAATAACCCTTGACACGTACCCAAAATGTGGTACAATTTTAATGTAACAAGTTAAACCAAAGATAAACTTTTAAGAAAGGAGAAAAGATGCGAAAGAGAATTAAAAAATACAACGCTCAGACAGCTTTTAAATTAAGGTCTGGCACACTCAAAGGGCTTGAGTTATTAGCAGACAAGAAACGGATTAGCTTAAGCGAGCTAATCAGAAATTGTGTAATCGCGTTGTTGGAGAGGAAAAAGATATGACCCTCAAAACCCACATCAAAACATTAATGGTATTTATTAAGGTAGTGATTAAGAGCATATCCACAAGGAGGGAATTATGAGTTATACAAAAGGGAAACTAAAAACAGTAAAGCCAACAACAGGAAATCCTGAAATTGATAATTATTGGTTGGATATAGTATCTGACAAAGGTGTAAACATAGCCACAGCATACATTGATGATGCCAAACGCATAGTCCATTGTGTTAATAATTATGATGGGTTGGTTGAGGCGTTGAAAGAAATAGCAAAAGATGGTTGCCCTGCTGA